AAATAATTAGTAATCTATTTGGATGGAAAAATAAAGATACTGGATTTAGAAAATTTAGAACTTGTTACATTCAAATCCCAAGAAAAAATGGTAAAACAACACTATGTGCGGCCATTGGATTATACATGTTATTTGCTGATAAAGAAAGAGGCGGTGAAATATATGCAGCGGCTGGTGATAGAAATCAAGCTAATATAATTTTTGATATAGCAAAGCAAATGATTATTAACAATCCAGAGCTAACAAAAAGAGGCAAGGTATTTAGAAACTCAATTGTTAATGAAAGCAAAGGTAATTTCTTTCAAGCTATTAGTTCTGATAGTTCAACAAAGCATGGCTTCAATGCCAGTTGTATTTTAATGGATGAGATGCATGTTCAAAAGAATAGAGATTTATGGGATACATTATTAACCTCAACTGGAGCAAGAACTGAGCCGTTATGCATAGCAATTACAACAGCTGGATTTGATAAGCAATCCATTTGCTATGAGCTTTATGATTATGCAAGTAAAGTTAGAGATGGAGTTATTGATGATCCAACTTTCTATTCAGTAATATATGAAGCTACTGATGGGGATGATATTCAAGATGAAGAGGTTTGGAAAAAATGCAATCCAAATTATGGAATTAGTTTAAGAAAAGAATATATGGAAAGAGAAAGCCAAAGGGCTGTTGATGTACCATCTTATCAAAACACATTCAAGAGATTGATGCTTAATCTATGGACCGATTCTCAAACTGTTTGGATTACTAATGATGATTGGATGAAATGCAAACAAGAATATGACTTTAAAAAACTTGAGGGAATGGAATGCTGGGGTGGTCTTGACTTAGCATCAACAAGAGATATTAGTGCTTTTGTTTTAATATTTAAAGATGAAGATAAGTATATTGTTTTACCTCATTTATTTATTCCATCAGAAAATGCAAAGCAAAGAAGTGAAAGAGATAAGGTTGATTACATGACTTGGGTAAATCAAAACCATGTAATTGCAACTGAAGGAGATGTTGCTGATTATAATTTTATTAAAGCTAAGATAAATGAATTAAGTAAAATATATAGAATCCAATCTATTGCTTATGATAGATGGAATGCATCTCAATTAGTTATTGATTTAATTGGTGATGGAGCAAACATGACTCCTTTTGGTCAGGGCTTTGTGAGTATGTCAGCACCAACAAAAGAATTAGAAAAGTTAATTATAGGAAAACAAATCATTCATAATAACAATCCAGCTATGAATTGGATGCTTTCAAATGTAGCAATCCAAGAAGATCCAGCTGGTAATATTAAGATTGCAAAAAACAAATCAAGAGAAAAGGTTGATGGGATGGTTGCTTTAGTCATGGCTATTGGGGAATACATGACTGGAGATGAGGTTAATAGTATTTACGACAATAGGGGGCTTTTAATATTATAACTATGGATTCAAAAATAATAGCATTACTTACACCAGAGGGATTTGATGAACGATTCTGGGATAATGCATCTAAATATAAAACTTATAAAAAAGCTTATGAGAAACTTGAGGATGAATATGAAACTTACTTTGGTAAACGTAAATATTCAGACTATAATTCTTATAGAGTTTGCAGAGATAGAAGAATAAAAAAAGGAAACATTGTTACACATAGAAGAATTATTTAATTAATATTATTGTAAAAAATATTTTAATCTTTGGGCTTAATAGATAACATTAGAACTTTTTTCATCGGTGATAGTTCTAAGAAGATAGATAAAAGAGGATTGAGTTTAAATACAATCTTTCCAGATGCTGATGTATATGATTCAGATAAAGCATTAACTCTTACATCAGTTTGGAATGCAATCAGATTACTTTCTGAAAGTGTTTCATCTTTACCAATAACAGTTTACAGAAAAGAAAATAATGGTGATAAAGTTGAGGATGTAAACAATAGAATTTACAATCTTATTAAATTCAAACCTAATAACTTTCAAAATAAAATAACTTTTTTTGAATATGTTATGTATTCAGTTTTAACTGATGGTAATGCTTATGTTCAAATAGTAAGGGATAACTCAGCTAATCCAGTTCAACTCATTCCATTAAATCCTGATTATGTAAATATCTTTATAAAAGAAAATGAGCTATTCTATCAAATGGATGGCGGTAGTGTTTTAGATAGTGCTGATGTATTGCATATCAAACTAATAACAGATGATGGGATTGAGGGTCTTTCACCTATTGACCAATGTGCAAAAGCTATCAATTGGAATCTATCAATTGAAGAATTTGGAAGTACATTCTTTAAGAATGGAGCTAAGCCAAGTTCAGTATTATCAACTGATAGAGCATTAAGTGAAACAGCTATTGAAAGATTAAAAAATAGTTTTAATAGTTCTTATGCAAAACTAAAAAGCTCAAACTCTACTATTATTCTTGAAGAGGGATTAACATTCAAACCAATTTCAATATCACCAGAGCAAGCTCAGTTCTTAGCATCAAGACAATTTGGAATAGAAGAGATAGCAAGAATATTTAATATTCCACCTCACATGCTAAAAGATTTATCTAAATCAAGTTTTAACAATATAGAAATGCAATCTCAAGAATATGTTACTTATACATTAATGCCATATCTAACAAGGATAGAACAAGAGATGAATCTAAAACTATTTAGAACAAACGAACTTGGAAAGACATTTGTTGAATTTAATGTCAATGGATTACTTAGAGGAGATGTAAAAACAAGAAATGAAGCTTATAAAACTGCAATACAAAATGGTTATATGAGTATCAATGAAGTAAGACAAAAAGAAAATTTAAACTCAATAGAGGGAGGAGATCAGCATTTTATTCAAATGAATATGACAACAATCGAAAATGTAGGGGATGCCAGCTTATAAATGTGATAATGGTAAATATAGATGGGGTGCTACTGGCTCATGTAAATATGATTCAAAGCAACAAGCTGAAGATGATAATAAAGATTATTACAGAAACATAACAATAGTATCTGGCTCACCTTGTTCAGGAAAAAATACTTATGTAAGAAACAATAAAAAAAGAGGTGATATTGTTTGGGACTTTGATAAAATTCATTCAGCATTAACTGATGAATCAACTCATAATCATATTGAGCAAGTAAGAAAATATATCTTTTCAATGAGAGATACTTTTTATAATGACTTAGAAAACGAAAAGGATTTAAGAGTTTGGATTATAAATTCATCACCAATAAGAAGTGTAAGAAATGAATTAGCTAAAAGATTAAATGCTAATATAGTTTACCTTAAAAGAACTAAAGATGAATGTCTTAGAGTAGCTGAGAATGAAAGACCTGAAGAGTGGAAAGGTTACATTGAAAATTACTTTGAAAGATTTGAAGATATTGAAGAGAATGAAAATATTAATATTATTGAAGTAAAGGCATTAAGTGATATTGATTTAACACCAACTCAAGGAATGATTGATGAGGCAAGAAAAGGGCTTGAGTGGAGAAAAGAATTTGGAAGAGGTGGGACTGAGGTTGGAATCCGCACAGCAAGAATGATAATAAACAATGAACTTACTCCAGATAGAGTAACAAGAATGTTTAGCTTTCATTCAAGGCATCAAGTAGACAAAGAGGCGGAGGGCTACAACTCAGGAGAAAAGGGTTATCCGTCAAATGGACGCATTGCGATAGCTTTATGGGGAGGTGATGCTGGATTTTCTTTTAGTGAAAGGAAAAGAGAGGAAATAAAAGAAGAGGAGGAAAAAAGAGTTAGTGCTAAAATAAAAACAGCATTAGAGAATAAAAGAGATGAGCATAATGAAGAAATTAAAGAACTTAGTTTGGATTGGGATGGTTCTGTTACTTTATCAATGTTGGAAAAGGTATTTGATAGAGGGGTTGGGGCTTACAATACTAATCCTCAATCAGTAAGGCCATCTGTTAAATCACCTGAGCAATGGGCCTTGGCCAGAGTGGGAAGTTTTTTATATGCTATGAAAAAAGGTAAATTTAGAAGTGGTAAGCATGATACTGATTTGCTACCAAGTAATCATCCAGTAAA